AACATTACAAACATCAACAGTAAATACAAATGCTTCAACACCTAATAGATTTGACTTCTAAGAATGTTATAAGGGGGAAGATTTTCCCCCTCTTTTAAATAGAAAAATATGTTATAATAAATTTGGAGGTAATATATGTTATTAAAAAAATTAAGTGCTTTAGCTTTAGCAGGAGTAGTAGCTTTTGGGGTTATAGGATGTGGACAAACTGAAACTGGCACTGAGGCAAATGAGTACAAGATAACTCTTATATTAGATGAAGGAGGAGTTAATGATGGCTCTTTCAACGAGAGTGCTTGGAGAGGTGCTTTACAAGCTCAAGATGAGATAGAGGGAGTAAAGGTAAATTATATAGAAAGTCAACAAGTGTCTGATTATACATCTAATGTTGAAACTGCTGTTGAAGATGATGCTGATTTAATTATAGGGATAGGATATAAATTAGGAGATACAATGTTAGAGGCTTCTATAAACTATCCTGATAAGAAATTTGCTATAATAGATAGCACTTATGATGAAATCCCTTCTAATTTATTGCCTATAACTTTTAATGAAGCTGAAGCTGGTTATAGTGTGGGGCTAATCGCTGGTTCTATGTCTGAAAGTGGAGTGGTTGGCTTTATAGGGGGAATGGATATACCTTCTTGCTCTAACTTCTTTGTAGGTTATGAGAAAGGTGTTTTAACTGCTAATCCTAACGCTACTGTACTTTCACAATATGCTAACTCATTTACAGATGCGTCTAAAGGGAGAGCAATAGCTCAACAAATGGCAACTTCTGGTGCTGATATATTATTTACAGCAGGGGGGGGAGTTAATAATGGAGTTTATGAAGTATGTAAAGAGATTGGGGCTAAAGCAATAGGAGTAGATAGTCCTTGTCATAGTATAGACCCAGAAGTTATAATCACTTCTGCCTTAAAGAATATAGATAATTCGATATATAAAGCAATAGCTGACTTAGTAAATGGTGAGTTTATTGGAGGAGCAGAAGTTAAAATGGATAAGACTAATGGTGGAGTTGGGTATGAACAAACTTATCATCTGTCTACCGAGCTAATAGAATATGTTGACAAATTAAGTAAATAATGTTATAATAAATATATAAATAATTATTAAAAAAGGTTGGGGGATGACGTTCCCCCTAAACAAGGAGATAAAGATTATGGCTAGTATATTTGATATTAAACCACACGTTGTAAATAAGGATATGAGAGGATATTCTCTGTTATTTTTTGGAGAAGCAAAATCAGGAAAAACAACTTGTGCGTCTAAGTTCCCTAAATCACTTATTTTAGGATTTGAAATTGGATGGAATCATTTGCCAGGAGTTATGGCAATGCCAATGAATAGTTGGGGAGATTTCTTAAAAGTACTAAGAGAATTAAGAAAACCAGAAGCTAAAGAAATGTTCGAGACCCTAATAATTGACACTGCTGATTTAGCATGGGATGCTTGTGAACAATATGTGTGTGCCCAAAACAATGTTGACAAAATTAATCAAATACCTTATGGAGGAGGGCACTCTCAACTTAAAAAAGAATTTGATAAGCAAATTAGAAGTATAGTACAAATGGGGTAAAGAGAGCTGATTATATGTATAATATTAATCGTATTCCTGGACATGGAATTGCTTGGAAAGAAGGACAAAAAGAACTAATTGTAGAATTGTATCAACAAGGTGTTGCGATAAATGAAATTAAGAGACGCTTTGGTGGACTACATCATACTACCATTTCTAAAGTTTTAGCTGAATTCAATATTCAAAAACGAACTAGAAGTCAATCTACTATGTTAATTGAACGAAATAGTAATATGTTTCATACGATTGATACTCCTGAAAAAGCATACTGGTTAGGTTTTATGTATGCTGATGGGTTTGTTGGTTTATCTAAAACTCCTACCGAGGGAGACACAAACGTAATTAGATTACAATTACACGCTAGTGATGTTGAAGTAGTTAAAAACTTTGCTAAGTTTTTAGAAGTAAGTACAGAGCATGTAAGAATATATCATGCCAATAATACTGTATATGCTATTTTAGGTATTAATGATAAACAAATGGCTACCGATTTAGTCAAACATGGATGCTATAGAAATAAATCATTAACTGTAGAATTCCCTAAATGGTTGCCAAATGAATTAAAATCTCACTTTGTACGTGGATATTTTGATGGAGATGGTGGTGTATCAGTAAGTAAAAATGGTAAAAAGATACAAATGTTTTTTACAGGTACATATGATGTAATTTCTAATATTTCTGAATATTTACAATTAGGAACAAATATTTTTAAAGAACATAGGTGTACTAATAATACTTGGCGAATATGTAAAAATGGCCCTAGAGCTCTTCGTCCAATTTTCCAAAAAATGTATGAAAATTCTACTCCGGAAACACGAATGGCAAGAAAATATGATAAATATGTAGAGTTCTATGCCCGCTACGATGAGCGATCTTCGTAGCACCAAGACCTTAATTGCTGGAAACCCCTTAGAGCCTTTTAAACTAAATCGGAAGGATGAAATAAGCCTAAACGCAAATGTTAAAAATTAAAAGGATTGGGCAATCAGCAGGCAAGCTCCGAACAGGAGAAGCTTCAACGACTATCCAAATGGTGCTGTTTAACTCAGCTATAGGAGTAGGGCTTTAATATTATTGTTAAAGTGGGTGAGACCCCCTTAAATCGAAATGGGTCAAATCTTTCAAGGGAAAGATTAAAGATATAGTCTAGTCCTCTTGTGAAAACTTGAGGTATCTCGATGGATTAATTTTAATATCTCATTCAACTACTAAAGCATTTATGAATCCAAAAACAGGACAAGAATATAATAGAATGGTTCCAACACTATCTAACTCAGCTCGTTTAATATGTAATAGATTATGTGATGTAATTGGATATTCTACTGCTGAATTTGACGAACATGGTAATACTATCACTAAATTAAAAATGAGAGGGACTCCTTTATACGATGCAGGCAGTCGTATGAAGTATATGGCTCCAGAAATAGAGTTCTCTTATGAAAATTTAACACAAGCATTTTCAGACGCTATTGAAAAACAAGAACAAGCTACTAATAATCCGAATTTATTCAAAGAAACAGGACAATCAGAACACGTAGGAACATTAGTAGTATATGACTTTGACAACTTAATGGCTGATTTTAATAATCACGTTAATAGATTAATGACAAAAGATGTATCAAACCAACCTAAGATAATGGAAATAGTTGAAAGACACTTAGGATTAGGAAACAAAGTAGCTGATATGAATAGAAATCAAGCAGAAATACTAAGTTGTATAGTAGATGAGTTAGAAACTCTTTAATAAACAAGGGGGAATTTTTTCCCCTTGACTTTTTTAGGAAAAAATGTTATAATATAAAAGAGGTGATAATTAATGGCAAGATTAACAACCTGCCCCCTTTGTAATGAAAAATTTGACAGAGATGAAGTAGAAGGAATTCAAGTGGGTAGTAGATGGTGGCATTTAGAATGTTATAAGATTAAAGAAGCAGAAAGATTAGAGGTTGAACAATTAAAAAGCTACATTGGAGAACTTTTTAATTATAATGTCAACTGGGGATTAATCAATAAACAAATTAAACAGTATTTAGATAAAGGATATAAGCCTAGTGGAATACAAGGCACTTTACATTACTGTTATTCCATTCAAAAGATGAATTTCACCAAAGCTCATGGAATAGGTATTGTTGAGTTTTATTATAAAACAGCAGGTCAATACTTTCAAGCTATGGGGAGAATGGGAAAAGAACAAAAAGTAGAAAATACAATAAGGGAAGTAGTCATTAGTGAACCAGTTTCTACTAAGATGACGAGATTAAAACCTATACCATTGGAGGATATAATAGATGAGTAGTAAATACGTGGATAATAATGCTATTATAAATGTTTTGGGGACATTATTTAATTATCCAAACATAATAGAACAAGAAGATAAATATTACTTTGATGTTGAAGATTATGTATCATCTTTTCATAAGCTAATATTTAGTTCAATATATAACTTAAAGTTAAATGGATTACATAAAATGTCAGTTGTAGATATAGAAATGTATTTAGAAAAGACCCCAAGTTTATATGCTATATATGAAAGAAATAAAGGAACAGCTTTCTTAGAAAGTGTGAGCGAAATAATAGATATAGATAAATTTGATTATTATTTTAACAGAATGAAGAAATTTACCCTATTAAGAAACTTAGATAAATGTGGAGTAAATGTTAAAAAATTCTATGACCCCGATGAAATCCTTGACCAAAAGAAAATCAATTCTCAAAATACTTGGTTAGAGTTGACTTCTGTTGAGGAAATGGCTAATGAGATTTCTGATAATATTCAAAAAGTTATAGATGATAGTGTCGCAAGTACATTAAGTGTTAATTGTCAAGCAGGAGATGGTGTAAGAGAATTAATTAATAGATTTAAGCAAGCTCCTGAGGTTGGTATTCCAATGTATGGAGATATGATGAACACAATCTTTAGAGGTTGTAGATTAAAGAAATTTTATTTAAGGTCAGCACCAAGTGGACAAGGTAAAGTAATTGCCGTTTAGAGAAGAAATTCTCTTTATTATTACTGGGGAAAAAGCCTGGAACCCTTAGAAATATGGGAATCAGAGGTGAAGGTTAGATTTAACAGTTTAACCAGCCACAACGCATAGAAGGTGAAACTCATTTGAGAATATAATCCTTCCACGAGGCCCCGGCATCTTAACAAGTGAAGTTGAAGATGAAAAGATATGCTGGACTTACAGGAAAACATAACTGTAAGAAGTAGAGGATAAAAAGCCTCTATGATAACAAATCGAAGTCCAGATTAATGGTTGCTGATACGTGTATGTTTGCTTGTGATGAAATATATGAAGATGGGAAATGGCAACATTTGGGCTCAAAACAACCAACATTATTAATCACAACAGAGTTAGAACCAGAAGAAGTTCAAACAATGATGTTAGCTTTTATATCTAATACAACAGAAGGTCATATATTGAATGGAACTTATGAGGGTGGGGAAGAAGCTAGGCTAGAGAAAGCTTGTGAGGAATTAGCTAAAGCTCCTCTTTGGATAGAACAATTAGCTGATTTTTCTCTTAGGGATATAGAAAATACTATTAGACGTTATGTAAGAGAAAAAGGAGTTAAGTATGTAGGGTTCGATTATATCCTTACTTCTATGAAAATATTGGAAGAGATAACTAAAAGAAGTGGGGGAATTAAGTTAAGAGAAGACCAAATTCTGTTGATGATGGCGATTAAGTTAAAAGATTTGTGTAATGAACTGGGGATATTCATTGTATCATCCACTCAATTAAATGGTGAATCAAATTGCCAATAACTTCTTATCCTGGAGCTCACCAGGGGTACTTGGACTTTTTAGTTTAAGTGCTAACGGGGAATTCTAAGTTATACCAAGAGCAACTAAATAGTGCTTGGTATAATATGAAGATCCCGTGCGATGTAGAACCCATTGGATCTCTTCATATAAAAGGAGGAGATAAAATTATGATAGGTATTTATATGCTAAAAAATAAAGTTAATGATAAAATTTATATAGGTCAATCAACAGATATTGATAGGCGAATGAGTGAGCATAGGCGAAGTGCTTATCCTGAAATATATGCCAAAAAATCAGAAAGAGATTCGCAAGTGCCCATTCATAGAGCTATGCATAAATATGGTTGGGAGAATTTTGAATTAATTATATTAGAAGAATGCGAAAAAGAAAAATTAGATGAACGTGAAATATATTGGATAGGATATTATTCTTCTAATGTTCGTGAGATAGGTTATAATTTAACCGCTGGTGGAAAAGAGACATTAGCTTTCAAAGGTGAAAAACATTCTCAAGCTAAATTGACTGAAAAAGATGTGTTAGAAATTAAATATTTATTGAAAAATACAGATTTATCGTTGACTACCATAAATAAAATGTATCCACAGGTATCTCGATCGTCATTAACCCATATAAACATCGGAGCTAGCTGGGATTATCACAATGACACATATCCTTTGAGAAAAGAGTGGGTTAGTCAAAAAGGCGAACAAATGGCTATGGCAAAATTTTCTGATGCGGAAGTCATGGAATTAAGAACTCAATTTTCGGAGGGAAAACCATTTAGACAAATTCTTGAAGAAAATATACATAAAGCGTCTGAAAGTGCTATTAGAAAACTTATTTATGGAGAAAGTTATAAACACTTGCCTATATGGAGAGCCACACAAAAACAATGGGTCTAAGCCGTGTATCGACTATCCCCTAAGTCTGAAATAAGCTGGGGAGTAGGGGTGCTATTAATGAGACGCACTAAGGTGATGGGAAACTAAGCCTTTTAAATGCCGAAACAGAAGTTCCTAATGAATATTAGGTAAGATATAGTCAGAGCCTATGGAAACACAGGAATAACTCGAATTGGATGACGGAAGAAGAGGTTAATCAAAATATGTTAAGGGGTGCAAAGAGTTTGTCAGATAAAACGGATGCGGGCACAATTTTGCTCCCAGTTCGTGCGATGGAAAAAGAAAGAGTTGAACAAATAATACAACAAAACCCCGGATTAGAAATGCCAACACACTGTATTCATGTTTATAAAAACAGAAGAGGAGAATACAGCTTTGTCAAAGTATGGTGCAAAGGATACTTAGGAACGTGTAGAATCAAACCACTTTTCGCCACAGACAATAATTTCAACATAGTAAACATACCAGGTTCAAAGATAACCGTGAAGGAGATGCTTAAATTCTAATGGATTTTAAAGAATTAAGGGAAAGTCTATCAGTAGAAGATATAAACTATCTTTTAGAGGAATTGGGGGTTTGCCCCCTTCGGAAAAGAGGAACTAATTATATTACTGAAACCTTCTGCCACAATGCCCCGGGAGAAGGTTCTCATAAATTATATTATTACCCCAATTCTCATCTATGGCAATGTTATACTGAATGTCAATGTTCATTTGATATATTTGAATTAATAGTAAAACACAAGGCAATCATAGGAGAACAATATAGCTTAACTCAAGCTATACAATGGGTAGAACATAAATTAGGTTATAACTCATTTGACTTTACTTTAATTGAAAAAGCGACAGATGACTTCAAGATACTTAATAGATATAAAGAAATTAAAGATAAAAATGAGCAAATAAATAATCAAGAAATTAAAACAAATTATTTAGCCAATATGAATAACTGTGTTGTATCAGAGTGGGTGTCCGAAGGTATTAGTAAAACAACCCACCTCAAATATGGAATAAGATATTATCCAGTAGACAACTGTATCATAATCCCCCATTATAATAAGTTAGGACAGTTAATTGGTATTCGACAAAGAACAATTGAGCAACAGCAAATAGAACTTTGGGGGAAATACAGACCTGCTAGGATAAACGGAGAAATGTTCAATCATCACTTGGGTTCAGAATTATTTGGATTAAATTTTAACAAAGAAACAATTCGCAAAACAGGTAAAGCTATAATTACAGAAGGAGAAAAATCTGTAATGTTAGCTGATACATTATTGGGGGATGCTTCTGTTCTTGTAGCCTGTTGTGGTTCTAACATCTCCAAAAGACAAGTAGACTTATTACTTGAACTGGGGGTAAATGAAATGATTGTGGCATTTGACAAAGAATTCAAGGAGATAGGGGACATTGAATACAAGAGAAATATAAAGATGCTTGAAAGTATACATAGAAGATTCAGTCCTTTCTTAAAAGTATCATTTCTCTTTGATAAAGAAGGAATTTTAAGTTATAAGTCTTCACCTATTGATGAAGGCTTAGAAAAATTTATATATTTATTTAATAATAGAATTACATTAGAGGAGG